TATAATCGTACTCCCCGAAGGAACGCTAACAAGCGAACACCGAGCCAAAGCCATAACGCGCGAACTGTACAACATTACCGCGCCGTTGGTTACTCAGGAACCGTATCAAAAGGACGGCACGGTATTCGGCGTTATCGAACACCCTGACGGCATCCAATTCGCTTTGCAGGTAGACACGGAATACAACATACCGGTAAGCCCATTGGCGACGCTTGAAAAGCTTATTACCTTGATGCTCGAATTGAGCGAGGCAGAAATACGACAACTTTCAAGCTACGTTCTCAACTCGCAATCGTTCCCGTTTGGGGCAATCGTTCCCAGCACTACAACCGTAAGGACGTACGAAGAAATGGTCGAGCTAGGTTGGTTCCCTGAACCGGAAACGGACGAATGATTTTGTAGTAAATTGCAGCCATGAAGGTAACGATACAAAAACCATATAACAAAAACGGATGGAAATGGCCAGCCGGAAAAGTTGTAGACGTTTCAAATAAGTTTGCCGCCAAGCTGAAAAAAGGCGGGTACTTAGACAAGCCCGAAAAAAAAGAAACCAAAAAAATTAAAGAGTAATGGCCCAAACAACAGGCATCATAAACAGTAGTTCCATCCGTGTTTTTTTAGGCACTACGGACGACAGCGAGGTAGTAATTGACCACGTAACAGAATGCAGCATTTCGTTAACCACGGACATGCGCGACATCACTACAAAGACAAGCGCAGGATTCAAAGAGATTTTGCCGGGTTTGAAATCGGCTAGTATGAGCGTTTCGGGTTTGTTTGCTGAAGATGCAACGAACGGTTACAATCAACTGGTTGACCACCAACTTGCAAATGAGAAGCTGTTTGTAGTTTTCACTAATACAGGCTCAGGAGCAACAGCTAACACAGGCGATGAACAATTTGACGTGGAAGGCTATATTTCGAGCCTTGAGCAAACCGCAGGCGTTGAGGATAACGTTGGCTTTTCAATGACCATTGAAGTAACCGGTACAGTTGTACGGGAGGTGATTGCGTAATATCTTTGCCGTATGGTAGAGATAAAATTAGACGGTAAAACTTTCCCTGTGCGCGCTACTATGCGAGCATGGCGAAAATTTGAAGAAGCTACAGGCAAGAAGGTTGCAGAAGTTGACAGCAACGACGTAACCCTAATCCCTGAACTTGTTTACTACTTTGTGCAAGAAGGTTGCAAAAGCCAAGGCATGGCATTTGAAATGGAGGTTGATGATTTCTTTGGAATGATTGAAATTAGCGACCTTGCAACCTTAAGCGAAACCGTGGCGAAAATCATGGGAGGCGCACAAAAAAAAACAAGAGCCAAGGCAAGCCGTTAAGCTGGGACGAAATCGAGGAAATGGGGTTAGGGCAATTACGTCTTAACCCCTTTTCGCTTTATGATATGACGTTTAAAGAATTCGGCAATGCAATGGCCGGACACTACAAACAAATCGAAGAACGCGAAAAAGCGGAATGGGAGCGCACGCGCTGGCTTGCTACAATTACAATAAACCCACACGTGAAAAAAAGGCTGACACCAAAAGACCTTGCAACCTTTCCATGGGAGAAGAAAGAAAAGGCCGCCGATGGAATTAGTATCTTGCGGACACTAGCAAAATAAAGACATGGCAAAGCTTGGTGATTTAGTTGTAAGGATTGGAGCGAATACAAAAGGCTTTAACGCAAAATTAGGAGCGTTAAAAAGTCAAATTCGCAAAGACACGAAGAACATCGCCGCTATGGGGCGGAATATGTCTATGGGCATAACTGCGCCGCTTGTTGCCATTGGTGCCACTTCGTTTAAGGTAGCCGCCGATTTTGAACAATCGATGGCAAAGGTAAAAGCCGTTTCAGGTGCTACAGGTGACGAATTTAAAAAGTTACAGGACAACGCTAAAGAACTCGGACGGACCACGCGCTTTACTGCGTCAGAGGTTAGCGCTTTGCAACTGGAATATGCCAAGCTAGGCTTTTCTGCTGACGAAATTACGCAGGTAACAGGCGCCACGCTGAACCTTGCACAGGCGACCGGCTCAGACCTTGCACAAAGCGCCGAGGTAGCAGGGGCAACACTTCGCGCATTTGGTTTAAATGCTTCAGAGACTGAACGCGTTACGGATGTAATGGCCGCGAGCTTTAGCAGTTCCGCGCTTGACATTAACAGCTTTCAGGATGCAATGAAGTTTGTTGCGCCAGTCGCAAAGGCGGCAGGCGTTTCTTTAGAGGAAGCGACGGCCATGCTTGGGCAGCTTGCTAACAACGGCATAAAGGGCAGCAACGCGGGCACATCGTTGCGGCGTATCTTGCAAGAAGTAGCCGGCACAGGGCAGCCGTTTTCCGAGGCGATGAAGAAAAGCGCCGACGAAGTTATAAACTTGGCCGACGCAAAAGACGAAGTTGGCCGCACAGCTTCTTCTGCCTTTCTCGTATTAAAGGAAGGCATGGGCGACGTGGCAGGACTTACCACGGAATTGCAACACGCGGAAGGTGCGGCGGCAGGTATGGCCGCCATTATGGACGACACAGCCGAGGGCGCAATGAAGCGTATGCAGTCGGCTGTAGAAGGCGCACAGATTGAGATTGGCGCGGCCTTAGCGCCTACAATGATAAAGCTGGCAAACATCGTTGGAGACTTAGCCACACGCTTTTCTGAAATGAGCGACGGCGGGCAACTTGTTATTATGGCTGTTTCAGGAATTGCCGCAGCCATTGGCCCTGTTCTTTATATGCTGCCAAACGTTGCGCAGGGTTTTAATATAGCGAAAATAGCATTGAAAAGCTTGAATGCAACAGCCTTGGCGAATCCGTACGTAGCGGTAGCCGCTGCTGTGATTTCTTTGGCTGGAGCATTTTACCTTCTAAGCAAACGTCAAAACAGCACACAAAAAGCACAATCTCAGCTGAATGCAATACAGAGGAAAGCTGACGACTTATATGCGGAAGAAGCCAGTGAATTAGAACTGTTACGTTTCCAATATAGAGAGGCAGCAGGTGACTTAGATAAGCGTAAAGAGTTGCTGTTGAAAATGCAGCAAATTGCGCCTGACACATTAGGAGATTTAGACGCGGAAAAAACCAGTTACGAAGACTTGTCTGTTGCTGTTGACGGTTACTTGGGTACACTGAAAAAACAAATCGCGTTAGACCTTGGAAAAGAAGAACTGACTGCTGCCTTAGAAGAACAGATAAAATTGGAGCGTGAAGCTGAACGTTTGGCACTGGATAGACAAAAACTGACGCTCGCCGCAGAAAAGGCTGAAAAGAAATTTAACGAAACCAAAAAAACAGGTACTAGATACGAGATTTTTCGTGCAAAGGGCGCAATGATTAATGCCCGTGCAGAATTGTCAGCTGGTCAATCGTTATCGCGCCAGCAAAACGAATCAAATCAAGCTATTGAAGACCAGAAAGCATTGGTCGCAGCGCTGGAGGGTGAATATTTGCAGTTGACAGCAACAATTCTGGAAAATAACAACGCCGCAGCTGGTGGTGGTGGTGGTGGTTCAACGCGTGAGATGCCCGACGCAAAAAACGGGGCTAATTTACAGGCGGAAGCCTTCGAAAAGTTAGGCACAACGCTTGAAGATGTTTTGGAGCCTATCAAAAAACCCGAAAGTTTTACTGTCAATTTAGAATTAGGTGAAATCGAGGAGTTCGATATGGGTGAGGAGATTTTTGGAGATGAAGAAAGTTTTGCGGCTGCCGGCGATGTTATAATAAAAAAGCTCGATGAAATAAAAGAAAAGTCTGAAATGGTTATGGCGAGAGCAAGCACTTTGGGCGATTCTTTAGGCGCGACGTTTGCAAACTTAAGAAATCAAGGAACGGAAATAAAAATGGCATTAGAATCGGGTTTAATAACACCATTGGAAGCAATGGAACAAAAATCTGAATCTAGCAAAAATGCCATTCGCAGTTTAGCACGCGATGGCATCATGGCGCTTATTAACCTTGCCAAAATGAACGTTATCGCAAACGCAACAAGCCCAGCGAACGCGGGCAATTTATTAAGTGGGGGTTTAGCTACCCCTGCATTTATTGTCGCCGGTCTTTCAATGCTAGAGGGATTTTTAGGAGGAATGACAGCGTTTGCCGATGGCGGAATTGTCAGCGGGCCAACCATGGGCCTTGTCGGTGAATATCCGGGTGCAAAAACTAACCCCGAAGTAATCGCGCCGCTTGATAAATTGCGCAGCATGATGGGCGGTCAAAAT